ATGTCATCATTAGTTTTTGCTATTTGTTTATTTTTGTCAGAAACTTCTTTAGCTTCAAAAACTTTTGTGGTAGCCTCTTTTACTACTTTTTCTACGTTTTCAGGTTTCTCTACTGGTTCAGTTTCTGCTTCTACTGTTTCAGTTTCTGCTTCTACTGGCTCAGCTTTAACTTCTTCAGCTAACCTAGCAGCTTCTTCAGCTTTAGCAAGATCTTTTTCTAGTTTATCTCTTTGTTGCTCGAACTGATATTCATCTATTTCTTGATCAAAATATTTATCTTCTAACTCTTCTAGCTTTCTTTCTATAGAATCTACAGATGTAGATTTACTAACTTTTTGACCGCTAGTGTCTTTACCTTCTGCTTCTATAGACATTTGTTTAGCTGCTTCTATACCAGCTTCTTCGCCTTTAGAATAACTTTTAATTAGCTCGAATAAATTCTTACCAGTATCAGCATTTAGTTCTAGTTCTGGCATCCTTTTTCTAAGAAGAGGAACAAACTTTTCAAAAGCGTTACCTACGTTTTCTTTAAATACTATTTGTTTTTCGCTTATAGCGTCTGATAGTACGGTAAGATACTCTTCGTAGTAATCATTAGGAGATCTTTCTTTGCCGTCTTTATCGTACTTGTAAAAATCGTCGATACGTTTTTGTACAATTTCTCTTTGTTTGGGAGTTAGTTCACTTAATACTTCGTCTATAACCTTTATACCTTCGTCTGTGACTCTACCAGTTTTATCTTTCAAAGAGTCTCTTAGCACGAAATGACCAACCTCATGTTTTTCAACGGTTGTATTTCTAGTAGCTGCAACAACTTGTTCATTTACATAGAAAATTTTATTTTCAGCGTCATAAAAACCATCACTAGATCTAACATCTTGACCATCTTTATTTATAGATTCATACTTCTTCTGGAAATCCTCTACAGATCTCACGGAAACAGACTCACCTTCTTGGGTAGCACCTAAGACATCTTCAGCTTGAGCTTTGTTTGCTATTCTTTGCTTTACGTAGAAATCGTCTAGTTTGTCTTGAAGTTTGTCGTATTTATAACCACCTGGTTCGTAAACCTTGTAATCTTTCTCTAGTTGCTGTAGTTGCTTCTCTTGTTCTTCGTTTCTGTCTTCTACCTTTTTTAAACGTTGCATTTCACCACCAATTTCAAAAGCTTCGTCTAAGAATTTGTAAGACTCTGCTCTTTCTTTTGATCCATAAGGAGCTTTAAAACTAGTGTTGTTATTCATTATGTCTTCGATAACGGACTCTCTATTCCATCTACCGTCTAGACTTTTAGTTGACGAGTCAATACCCATCCTATCATAAATTAAAGGTAGAGGAGTGTTAACTAAAGCGTTATTGTCTTTATCGTTGAACTTCTCACCTTTTTTCATTTTGTTGATAAGTATTCTTATACTTTCGTCGGTAGGTTTTAAAGCGCTGTTATCTTCAGCCTTAGCTCTCTCTTTAGCTAAGTTTAATTCAGCTTCTGCTTCTAATATATTATAATCTTTATTAGCATCCTCTATCTCTTTTCTAGCCTGATCTTCTGTTATTTGCTCTGTCTTAAGCTTAGCATCTATACCGCTCATTTTTTCAGCTCTAGCAGCGTCTATTTCGTTTATAGTATCTTCACCTGGCTTTCTAACTGACTCGGCATCAATACCTGTTTTCTTAGCAGCTTTGTTTACGTATGTGGGATTTAGGTTTAATAAACGCATATCTCTTTGAGCTGCTCTATATATACCGTTTTTGTGAAATATAGACTTAGCTCCAAGAACACTCATCTTAGCAACTTCACCTACATACTCTTTAACAAACTCTTCTGGGCTTCTATCAAAGTAACCTTCTTCGTCTTCGCTGAGAGCAGCTGTTGCAAGTCTAGCAAACTCAAAAGAAAAAGCCCCAGCATTAGCATTGACGAATGTATTACCAGCACTTCTTGCTAGATCTGACTTAGATAATTGAGCTAGTATAGGTGAAAATATAGATTTAGATGGCATAGCTCTAAGAATAGTAGAACCTAAAGAATTACCTACACCTAAAGAAAACCCAAATTGACGTCTAGCGAAGTCTTCCTCTCTAGTTGTCTGTTGAGATAAACCTAAGCGAGTTTTTCCAGCTTCAAGAACCTCGAAAGCTGTAGCTTCTTCAGCTCCTTTCAAAAAGACATTCCCAGATTTTCTAAGTATCTTACTAGACTTAGCCGCTTTGCTACTATTAAAAGCTTTACCTAGCCACTTAAAACCTTTGTTTACGCTGTTTCCTGTTAGTTTTCTAGAAGCGTATAACTCTCCAACAAATAAACCTAAATCGACGCTTCCACCACCAACTACACTCTTCCAGTTTTGAGTAACTGCTTCATCAACTTCGTCTTGGTTTATTCCGCTTAAGCCAGCCTTTTGCAAAGATTCAACAAAAATGCTGTTGGCATTTGCTTTTACCTTAGTTGTAGGTTCACCGCCTGTCATGTCAAATTTTTCAACTAGAGTTTCTAATCCGGATTTCCAAAAACCTTCTTGCTCTTCTGAAAGAGGGTCGGTGTTTGTCTGAACAGCTTTATTTAGTATAGTGTAATCAATTAAAGCTTGGTTATAAGCCTTAGCTAAAGGGTGTTCACCAGGCAGCTTGCTTATGTTTTCAGGTATTTCACCTGTTTCCGATATTTGATTTATTCTATTTAAGTCACCTTCTACAGTCTCTTCAGAACCAAAAAAACCTTTTATAACGTTAACTATACTTTCAGGTCTTGTTATTGAGCCGTCCTCTGTTGTAAACTCTTTATCGCCTTTTTCTTTTACAAATTGAGATACTCTATTTGATATACCAACAAGGTTAGCATATGAATTAGTTAACTCATTCTTTAAGGTTGACAACTCTGTTGTTGAAGCTTTTTCTTTAGCTTGTTGTTCTATATAGTCGTACTCTTTTTTAGACTCTTCAGGTAGTTTATCATACTTAATTAAATTACCAGTATTTACATCAAACAACTCTTTAGATTCTCCTTCTCTAACGGCTTCTATTTCTTTAATTATACCGCTCTTGTCTTCCTCGTCAGCTGTTTCAAGTGAAGAGTAAAGCTCTTGAAGTTTCTTGTCTTTACCAGCTAGTACTGTCTTACCTTGGTCTAGTACAAACTCGTTAGATTTATCACCGTACTTCTCTATGATGTTGTCGAAAGCTTGAGACTTGGCTTTTTTAGTGTCTTCTTGTTGTAGCTCTGATATAGATATTCCATTTATTTTTTCATCATTAATGAAGTCATAGTAACTAAAACCACCAGTTAAAGAGTTTTTATAAGAGTCATACAAAGCTTGTTGTTTTTGAGTCGTAGAGCTGTAACCTTCTAACCCTTGTTGGGAAGTTTTAGCGTATAAATTTGAAATATTAGCAGGCGTGTAACTCCATATACTAGAGCCAGCCTTGTTTAAAGTATTAGGTATACCTTGAACATCTATCTCATACTGCTTAGCTTCTTGAGCTTCTTGCTCCGCTTTTAGTTTATCTTTTTCAGCTTTTCGTCTAGCATCGCGTTCAAGTCCTTCTTTTCGCACTCGACCTCTTATGCTGTAATTTATTCTACCATTGGAGTCGCGATCACTATTCGTATTTGATGCCGAAGAAGTATCTCCCGATTTTAAATCCGTATTCCTTGGTACGTCTTTGTTCCCTGGTATTACATTTGCACCCTCGTTTGCAACACCTTTCTTCTTTTTTTTCTTATCGTCATCACCTACTTCCTTTATACCAGTCTTTGTTAAGTATTCGTTAAGGTCTAAATTAGATTGAGCCGCAGCAGATTCAACTTGATCTAAAGAATATTCTTTATTATTGAATTTAAACATAGTTTTCTTATTTTATAATATTGGTAAATCTGATGATTTAGATTCTAGTATTTTCTTTAACTCTACTTTCATGTCTTCGTTAGCATTAGGTAACATGTCTATCAAAGCTCTTACTCTAATTGGATCATTTAAGTCAAAGACCATTGTGTCTTCATATATAATTTGTCCTTTACTACCAGTGCTTTTACCTGTTTCATAACCTAGTCGCAATAGACCTTTTGATTTCGATTTGTTATCTGGCATCAAATCACCAGCACCTGCTAACGTTACTTTAGATATTTTATTACCGTTTATAGTTTTGTTTCTGAAAAAAGAAGAAGGTTTTTCAAACATATCACTATAGACAGTAGGAGCGTTTTCAGCTGCTCTAGATCTCCTTAGATCTCCTTCAGTGGGAGCTTTAGTTTCTTCAATCTCTGGTTCTTCAATTTTACTGGTCTTAGTAGTTTTGTACAGTATGTCTTGACCCACTTGTAGACTTGTGTTAGGATTACTCATCTTTAAAGCTTCTACGTCTTCAGCAGTAGCTTCTCTTTGTAGATACTGTGAAAATCTAGTATCTACACTGTTCTGCATTAATGCATCCGCTATAAATTTCTTTTGAGAATCAAGGTCAGGGTTTTCTTTTAAGAAGCTAGAGTAAGTAAGCGTAGATCTATTTGTACCAAACTGCAAGTTAGCTTGTATCTCTTCTGGACTACCCTCTAAAATCGCAGCAGCTTCACCCATCATCTCAGCGTATAATACATTATTTGATGTTACGTCAGTGAGATTTATTATGTTTTGATCGTATTGTTCACCTTTGTCGCTGTTCATAGTGCTTACGCTAGCAGAATACTTAGCTGTGACATCAGCATTTTTATCCTCTATACCCGCTACATTGTAAGATTCAGAATACTCAGGTAACTTAGATAACTTATTAATGAATTCACCATCCCAAAGATTAGCGTCTTTTTTGTATTCAAACTTGTAGTATTTTTTATCGTCTTTCTCTACTGTCTCTATTTTCGCTAATTCTTCTGGGGTTAAGTACTTTGCTAAAGGTCCATCGTCTAAATCTTTAACAGGTATAAGAGTTTTTGCTGTAAAAAAGTTCTCCCCATTTTCTCCCATATTGAAATCATATTCCTCTATAGTTCCAGGAGAAATCATAGCATCTTCGTCGTACGCGTAGTAAGCTACTTGAGTTTTAAACCTTTCGATGTTATCTTTACCCTTCCAGGAATATCCGCCTGGGTAACCTTCGCTGTTTACTCTTTGTGATTTAACGTTGTCAACACCTGTTTTAATATTAATAGCGTTTTCAATACCTTTAGCTTGGAAATTTCTAGAATCATCAACTTTTTTTTGTAAAGCGGCTCGTTCTTTACTTGACAAGTCTTGATTGAACTCTAACTGAACTCTAGCATCTACAGCTCCCATTGAATAGTCCTCTTCTCCTACAGTGCCCTTACCATACATTAGTTCCGTGGCTTGGGCTTTAAACTTTTCAGCCAAAGTGTTTCCATTCTTCTTTTTTACCGCTATATAGTTGTCTCTTAACTCGTCTGAGTACTTTTCCCTTGTTTCAAGAGAAAAAGACTGCATAGCTTGTCTACTTTTCCTTGTAGCTTCTTTTTCAGCTTTTCTAGCCTCGCTATACTTTATAACGTTATTTGCAACCGACTCTGCGAATCCGGATATAGCCTTAGCCCATATATCGCCAGATTTGTCTACTATTATAGGTGGGTTTCTATAGCTCATATTGTATTTATTTTCTTTGTTTTAATTGCTTTTATGCTGATTTATATTGTCCATAAGCCATAGCTAAATTACCAACCGCTTGCATTCCAGCAGCTGTAGTAGAGGCTTGAGCCTGTTGAGATTGAATTTCTTGCGCTTGAGCTTGTGTAGCAACACCAGCATATCTATCGAGGTCTCTTTCAGATCTATTCTCTTCCACCTGAAATTCAAATAGTTTACCAGAAGCTTCGTTTTGTTGAATTCTTTGACCTTCGGATATAGCTATACCTTGTAATCTTCTTTGTTCGGCTACTTTTTGAGATTGTAGCATTTGTTCTCCCTGAGCTCTTAGCTTTTGGTTTTGAGCTTCTTGAGCTTCAATACTAGCAGACACGCCTTTCTTACTTTGTAAAGCAGCTAGTGCCAAAGCGGTAGCTCCACCAGCACTAGCACCTGTAGCTCTGATAGTGTCCAAAGCATTAGCTAAAGATATATCTGATTGCTCTATTTGTATTTCAGCAGCTTGAGTTGCAACGCCTAGGTCATTAAATGGGTTGGAGAAGCCACTAGACAAATCAACAGCTAACTCAGACAAGTTTTTAGTAGACTCGTATGGATTTACAATTTCTTGCCTATCCTCTATAATTTGCGCCATCTTTGCCTCTGCTGCTCTTTTATCTCTTGCGGCTGCTTCTCGTGCTTTTTTATTCTGAGCACCTTGTATACCCATACCTATACCCGTTACTCCTAATCCTATCGCTAATGCGCCAACTACAAATCCCATGTTTTTTATTTTTTTTGTTTGTATTCTTCTGTGTTAAAAGATACTATGTCTTTTTCTAATTCTTCTATGTTTTTCGTGTTAGAAGGGTTTTTATGTACATTTACAAATATAGAGTCTTCTAAAGCGTATATAAGCCTTTTCGATCCAGGCTCTGATATTGTATAACACGGCGCTATATGTTCAACAATCTCACCGTTATTATTTATTATAACTCTACCTTCCATTAAAAACCAAACGTGTAAATGATTGTGAATAGCGCCAACAACTATTTGATCCTGCTTCATATTCATTTGTCTAATATAAATTTGATCCGCAAAAAAATGACTAATAGGTATATCTGGAACTTCAGCTATACTCTTACCATCTCCAAATCCAGCATCACTGCTAATAATTAAATCCTGAAGCGCCTGTACTTGTTTATCTATCTTTTTTAATTCCATTTAATTTAATTTAATATGATGATTCTGAGTAGTTTGTAGACACTGCAAATAGTTCTTTTTTACCACCTATGCTGTTATCAACGCTCATATCAACCACAGCAAAAAATCCCTTTACACCTGACGTTCCTCCGTTTCCAAAGACAATATCCCCTGCTTGTACAGGCGTTGAGTTTACTATGTTTGCAAAGTATTTGTTTTCTTTACGTTTGAAATTATTATTCCATAGCTGAGCTTCTAGTCCTAGTAAGGTATTTCTAGAAGACGAACCTGCCGCTTTATCAATAGACAGACCCGTGTCGATAGTAGTGCTTATAGCACTAACGCGCCAATCAGTACTACCTTCGTAGTTTATTGTTTTAAAATTTTTAACTAATGACTGATTACTGTTAAACACAAACTGTACGGATGATTCGTACTGTTGTCCGTAAAAAATTCCCCTACGAACCGAGGAAGAATCGTCAAAACTATAGTGTTTCCAAAGCTCGCCATTGTATGCAGAATACAAAGAAGAGTTTATGCTTAGTATAAAATTAGGTTTGTAACTAAAAAAACTAGTCCAACCCTTGGCCTCTTCGTCGAAAGATAGAGTATCATAACTACCGTTATCCTGCTGGATAGATATCACGTAATTTTTACTATGTATATCCCATCCGCCTACTATTTTACTAGACGGGCTTAGAGAACTTATTTTATCTCTAAAAAAGTCACGCATACCATAAGATGATATTTCTGTTATGCCGTCTCTAGAAAGCCTTAAAACAGCGTTCCTTTTTCTATCTGTAAAGTATTTTCTATAACCGTAGACAGCAAAAGACTCTGGATCTGTTGTTATACCGTAATTTCCTAAGTACGGAACCATTTGCCCAACAACTTGTGCTGCAGAAGTAGTTATAGCACTTCCCTCCGCTGAATAAATAGCGTCTTTATCTATTAGAGCTCTACTAACTTTGTCCTCCTGAAAAACAATTAAGTCAGTATTTTCAGCAAACAGCTTTTGTATAGAGCCATTAGCTGGATCAGCTGATTTAGTTATATCATCACCAACTGAAAAAACATTTGTATCATTAACACCTGTTCTAGAGTTGAAAACACCAGAGTATATAATAGAATTAAACCTGTGTTGTTGGTTTGATTGATCTTCTACTAAGTAAGCTTTTACACCAAAATCTACAGAAGTGTTATTGTAGCCTCCTCTTATTCTAGCTTCTTCTATATACCAATCTGTTTGATCATTAGAGGAGTAACCGCCTGGAACATTTGCTAAATTACTACGTGGGTTAGAAGGTAGGTTAGATACCATGCTACTAATCTTCTTTAGCCAAAAAGAGTTAAAATACTTTAAGTTTAGAATTGCTGACATATATTATTATTACTTGTTTAAACGTTTAGTTACACTTGCTACTGTGCAGGTCTCTCGTATTGATAAGAATAAAAGTACTGATACGAACTATAACTGCTATTACACGCTTCTCTCCATTCTGTTGAGTAGTTTGTGTCTATGTAAAAAACGTTAGTTTTGTAACTACTTGTTGTTGTTCCAGTACCACTAACAGTGCTTTGTTGGCTAACCGAATTGAAATTTGCTGTTCTAGGTTCACTAAGAAGATTTAATTGAGTAAAAGTCAAGTTACCTTCACCGCCTGACGCGTTAAAATCGTACTTTCTTTTACCATGAGTTGGGGTTGGTGATATAAAATCTTCTAGTCCAGTATTTAAGTAAAGCTGAGTAGTTATGTGAGGGTATGGAGTTCTCGAATAAACAACATTGCTGTTCGTTAACGTGCTACAGCTAACAGAAGAGCCTACATCAGTAGAATAATTGAACTTAAAATAATCAGCATTTTGACCAGTTCCACCAGCTTCGTCTATTAAGTTTCTACCATAAAGAGGTACACAAGTAGGGTAGTTTGCATCACTAACATTTACCCATGCTTTAGTGTGGTTTTTAGTGTAAGTTTGTACTCTGCACTCTATAAAATACTCTCCAAGCTTATCGAAAGCCATGGGTATGCTAACCGATGAAGTCGCTGTAGCGATAGTGTTCCCAGCTGTAACAGTTCTATACATGTCAGAAACTGTCTGATTGTTAGTGTTTATGGCCCCGAACTGCCAGTTATCAGTTACTGATTCTCTATACCAAATCGACCACTTCACTTTACAGTTGTTAGTGTATGTTTTTGGAACTGTTGCATTAGTAACTTCAAACATAAAATCAAGCAGCATGGTTCCAGAAGTAAAGCCGCTTTTGCTTCCTGCTCCGTCGTTACCTAACCTATGAGGGTAGTATTGAATAAAAGCTGGATCTGTGGTAGGTCCTAAATCTTCCTGATCTGTAGCACCGCTTGGTTTAGTAACCGTTTCATTGCTACTCACATACCATTGCCAGTACGCTGTTTTTATACTTGGATCTGATGGTGGCGCCAGGTTTGAAGTAGCTGCAAATCTATTACCGTTTGAAGAACCATCTGGATCTGATTGTAAGCCGTTATACAAACAAGTATTTACTAAGTTGGGCGGTACTTCATCAGGCTCTATTATTATTTTTTGCTGATACGTAGCACTTGTCTTCGTGCCACTGCTTTGTGTTCCGTTATCACCTATCCTTGTATACCCGCTGCCACCGATATCTGTCATAGCGTCTTTAACTTTGAAAGTTAAATCATAGTGCCCAACTTGTGTACCGCCGTAGATATCAGGTTTATCGTTTATTGAGAAACCATCAAGCGCTATCTTTCCAGTCGTATGCTGAAGTTTCCATGGGTTTAAAGTTTGCTGGGTTTGCGTCTTTGGCACTGAGCCGAAATAAACACCTACACCTCTTGTTTCGTTTGTTATTGAGCTGTTGGTAAAAGCTCCATTAGATATATACGCTCTACTCGAACCTCCAATATAATCAACAAGCTTATTTCCGTTAAATGTTGGAGCTGTGGTTTTTATAGTGCTCAACGTTGTAGATGTAAGAGGTGTGTTTATCGTACTGTACAAGTATGGGTTTGAGTTCGTCATAGAACCTTCGAAACTAAAAGTATTAGACCATTCACCATTGTTATCGAAAAACTCTAAACCAAAAGTGAATTGGTTCACGCTTCCATCACTTGTGAAAGCAGCGTAACCAACGTCGGTTGGAGAAGTAGCACTAGAACCTATGATTCTGATTCTGTAAGCACCGACATCGCTAGAAGTTGCATTAGTATTTTGCTCTAGTGTAAATCTTTCCACTGTATTACCGTTGGCGTCTACTACGCTCATTCTAGAACCCGTAGAACCGTTTGGCAAACTAGATAAAGCACCAGACATTAGTCCAGTGTTTGTTAGTTCTTCTCCTTCTAAAGATAAAGGATAAAAATAATTAGTGACATAAGACGAGTTTATTGCTCCAGCGTTAGTGCCAGTTCCGTTTATATCTTGGTTTTCTACGTAGTTAAAGCTAATGTTAGAGGTGTCAGAAACGCCTTCAAACGCTGTTAGAACGTCGTCGTTTAGATCAGATATTAAACCAGTTGTACCTGTTTCCCAAAATATATCTAACAAAGATACAGTAGGTGGTGTTTCTAGCACAGCCAAAGTAGCTATATCGTTATACTTTCTCTCTGTAAACTTTATTAGATCATTATTACTTAGCGTTATAGCTCTATTTAGCGTTAAAGTAGGGTTAGTACCATTAGTAGTGTTAACTACTACATAGTCAGTTGTCGCGACTACAGCAGTTCCATTTATTTCAGTTATTACGCTACCTATTTGTACACTACCAGTTTCATTGTCAACAGGAACGGAAACATCGTCGGTTACAACAGAACTAGTATTAGCTGTTACGTTAGTTGTGGTTACACTATTATTGACTCCAAACTGCAAGTTAGAATCTTTAGAAGTGTTTATCTCCGCTATAAAAGGATCTGAATCTGACTTGTAGAAACCGTGAAAAGGATTAAGTTTACTGGTTATAGGTATATTGACTAAGTCTCTTGTCGATGTTTTATACTCAGCGACATCAAACAAACCAAACAAATCTTCTATTGAAGACGTGACAAATGAGTTTCTGCTTGGGTAAAACTGAGAATTACTAGTTGCATTGTTCTGAACTCTACCATACAACACTACAGAGCTTCTAAAAGTTCTATCTTGTGGACCAACCTCAGTTAAATCTCTAGGTATTTTATTTATATTGTCGTTTAGTAACGATATAAAAGACGTATCTTCGTCTTGTATTGGGGTTAGTTGATTCACGTCGTAGTTAAAAGGTAAACCCTTCATAGCCCCAGCGGAGTAAACGTTATAATACTCCTGTTGAGACTGTTTAACTACTAGTTTATAAGAATACCAACCTGTCGGATTTATTCTATAAGCAAATTTTAAGTCTAAGCTACCTGTTGGAACGAAAAGTTTTCTCAAATAAATATCGCTTATTTCGCCATCACAAGTAACTACGTTATAACCACCACTTCCAGTTTTAAATAGCACCTTTACGTAGTCTTTGTAAGCTCCTCGAAGATAACTACCAACTACAGGCTGGTTAGTGTTAACGTTAGGATTTCCAGTAGTACTACCGGTTGGATTCATTTTGTAGTTATACGTTTTATTGCCATCCGTAAAATAAGGTGCATCATCAGGGTTTAAAGATATAGAAAAACCATCACCGGTGTTGGGATCTTTTAGAGGTACAGCGTACAAACCTGGTTCACCTGTGACTATGTTTGGATCACCTAAACCTGTACCACTGGATATACCTTCATTTACTTTTACTTGCACTTGGTCCCCGAACCACTCTAACACGTCGTCTGCTGAAGTGTTGTAGTCGTGGTAAAACGTAGATCCATTTCTTACATTAGAACTGTCAGTCTTAACGACAGGTGATAGTATAACAGGTGACTGTCTACCAAACTTGTCTGACAAAACAAAACCTACTTGATAATTTCTATTTTGCTTAACAGTATGGTTAGGGTATTCTACAAAACTATCGTCATTTATAGCGTCTTTTTTAAAAACTCCAACACTGTAGTTTATAGAGCTAGGAGGAGTATGTTTGTCGTAAAAGTTAGCATACATAACTCTATTACCTGTTGTTTCTTGAGCAAGAGCTCTAACAGGTACTTTGTCGTATACTCTAGATATTTCGTTACCAGGTAGAGTTCTGTAGGGTTTTCTAGATTGATAATCGTAAACGTAGTTATTGGTGTTTGGGAAATCAGAAGCTATACTAGAGACTTTTACAGTTTCCAGCACTTTTAAAGCTAAAGCATCAGACTCTTTATACAATATATCCACAGATGATATTTTATACTGTGAAGAAAGTAAAGAGCCTTTTGACGGTAGAGGTATTATTAGTTCTACGTTATTTACATTATTTTCCATAAAATCTACTATAGTAGACTTATATGCAGAATCTTCGTCTCCGCTAAAAAAATACCCTTTTTGCTTTGGTATATAAGCTATTTGCGTAAAAGGAGCAGCTATAGAGTACTCACCGTCTTCAAATTTGAATCTATAAGAAAAGCGTATAAATCTTTCTTCCATGAAATCTGGATCACCTGGCCAGTTAGCGTCGGCTTCCTTGTTGCTCATAGTAGAACCTAGAAAAGTAATCTCATCACCAACCTGTAAAGTTAAAGATGGATCGCCAGAGCTTTGTTTACGTAAAGTTACAGTTGTACTGGTTAAGCTCTCTACAGTTACAAAGTCAGCAGCTGCTAAACCACTAATAGGTAATCCGTTGGCTATTTTCCTACCTACCACTGTCATACCTACCTGCACGTCACTGCTAACAGATGAAAAAGTTATTACGTCTGAATTAGTGGAAGCTGCAGACACCTTGTACGTTGTTTTTTTAAGTAAACTAATCGGTTGATAAGGGCTGTACTTGGCTACAGAAATAGAATTTTCAGAATTATAATGATCATTGGATTCATTAGACAAAGCTGTTGTAAGGTTTATTTTTCTTGGCTGATTTCTATTATCTGTAAAAAACAGTAAATCTTCAATTAAGCTTACACCTATTACTCTGTCTGTAGTTGAGAAGTTTAAAAACTCTCCAGTGACTATTATGGAATAAGAATTTGTTTGCTTGTCAAAAACACATATATGACAATTATATAAGGGGTTTGGGGTTGGAGAAGCGTCATTAGCTCTAGAAACTGAAGTGTGCTGACCGTTAACGTACGGGTCCGTATAGTTTGTAACAAAAGTTATAACTCTATCGTTAATCGAATCGCTATAGTAACCTATTATACTAAAAGTGCTAGCATCGTAGGGTACACTGGAAACAGCTTTTGAGTTACCTATAATATTTTCTAGAGCACCAACATCATCATCTTCTGATTTACCTACAGATACATTAAGCGCGTCACGGTACTCGCCGTTGGGTACAAGTCTATCATCTAAGTCTTTGTTCATCTTAGATTTAATAAAAGTGTTTTTGATTTCAGCCATTTAATTTACGATTTTATCCATTTAGACTTACCTCTCATAACTTGCACGAACTCGCTTAGTTTTATATTAGATAGTCTTATCTTAGCATTTCTTAATTTGGCGCTTTTTTCTTGACGCAGTCTCTGAACTATATATTCAGGTTGATTAATTCTTGTGGAAATTATAGCGTGTAGTATATACGCGTATAAAGCTTCTTCAGCCATCTTAGGGACTCTAGTGTCTAAGTCGTAAGCTAAACCATCAGAAATGTACTCTAAAATGATTACTCGGTCGACTAGATCGTTTGAAAAAGAAAAAGTATTCTCTCTTTCGTTTATTGTAAACCACCCGTTTATTTGGCTAACTTCAGGTTGCATGCCATAGAAACCACTTTGATTACTAAAGCCTTGACCAAAACCACCACCATATATATCCGCAAGTACAGGTGAACCGTCTTGTATTTGGTTATTTATAGTGTTTATACCATTTGTATCCCATCTGTCTTCTGTTATAGAAGTACCTTGCGTGTTATTATCAAAATTGTCCTGTGTAGGTATACCTCTACCATCTTGCAAAGGTGTAGAAGTAGGGTTGCTAGTTAAAGTCGTAGGATATATTATGTGTTTAATACCTGATCCGTCGACCCAAGACATTTTAACGTAGTTTACATAGTCTTGAGGCATTGGAACACTTAGACTTGGCGGTATAGAAAGCTCTTGAGACTTTACGCTTTTTAATGTATCATAGCTAAACTCCTGCATAGCTCTTTTAGCAAAGAAGACTACGTCTGTTCTTTTTACAGATGTAACCATTTTTCCATCTCCAACGTACGCAACCATAAAATTATTTACTATGTCGTCGAGTTTAGTGTAAGAGTATGAACCCCAGTTTTCTTCAACCGTATTACCCACAGCGTCCTTGTTCCCGTAGTTACCACCAGATAAGGTTTTGAGTTGAACAGCTATAGAAGTGTTAGCAGTTAAATCACCTGTTATAGTTATAACATTACCAACAACTGTATATGCAGAAGTATATTCTGTATAAACAAGAACACCTGGAGCTGCTGTATAAAGTTTAAAGTTATTTGAAGCGTAACTTACGTCTGTAGGATTGTAGCCACCAAAAACCAAATCAGTGTCAAACGTAGTGGTAAATGATTGACCTGCTCCTGCGGCAGATGTAAACGTCTGTGCTCCAGCATAGTACTGAGCATTAGTTTCGGTTATTAAACCTCCATTAGGTGTAGGCATATTTTATTAGCTTTTTTGGTTTATTTCATTTTGCTGTACTTCTTGAGCAGCTAACTGAACTACTTGGTAGTCTTTCACAACTATACCACTATAAAGAAGTATTCTAACTATGACCTCCGTTTGCTCTGATTGTAGTAATTCAAAGTTTGTACTTGTTAAAGCGTTCCAAGAGTACGCGTTATTGTTATTAGAGTCGGTTGTGAAGTTCCATACAACGTTTCTAGGTTTTCTTATAAAGCTAGCATATACGTCGTCGGTTATTGTATCGGGAGCTATTGTTAAGCGATAGTCTTCGTACATAAAAATAGGTGAATACTTGGAAGGAGCTGTTAAATCAGACTTGTTAAGACTATTATATTCGTCTCTAGTGACTAATTGTATTTCTGAGGTTGGTGTTGGTGTGTCGGGGTTTTCATAAAAAACAGTACCTAGCTTGTAAAAAGCTACTTGAGTTTCTGCTAACACAGCTGGAGTAGCGTTAGGGTCAGCTTGCGTGTCCACGGGTTCAAGCCCTGAGTTTATAACTACATTACCTCTACCGTCTACTATAGGTATTGCAAAAGTTTTATCGTCCACAGTAACAGGATCTGTGACTCCAGTATAAACACACTCGCCATATCCTTTAAAAGGAGCTAGCTTTTGCTCAATTGCTCTTTGCCTGTTAGCGTAGTCATTGCCCTGTTGAGGCACGCGTAGTTGCTGATTCAAGTCGTCGAAGTACTGCTCAAAAATATCAAGCTGTACCTGAGTAGCTGTTTTGTTGAACTCGTCGGGTGTTATGTACCCTCTGTTTTCTTTATTAAGAACCAGCAAAACGGTTCTGTATACCGTATCTACGTTTATCGCCATCTTTATTTTGTTTTATTCAGAAAAATTAGTGAAAACTAATCTAGACTTAGATCTTTCTAGTTTGTCAATTTTTTCTATTAATAATCTTTGAAGTAAATTTGGATTTGTGTTTTCTCTGTTTGCTAGAATAGCATACACCATACAAGAATACAAGGCTTCTTCTGCTAGCTTAGGAATTGCCGCTGTTTCGTCGTTAGTAAGAGAATTAGACAAGTAAGTCAATACAAAGTTAGCACTCCCTACATTCCCAGCGTTAAAAGTTACGGTCTTAGTAGTGTAGTTGATAGAATACTGAGTCGCTGCCGGAGATGATGCTACTTCGGTGTAAACAGTGGAACCTACTTTAATTTCAATTACGCTAACAAAATCAGCAGGAAGCTGATAAGTCGCTGGTAAATTTGCTGCATCAGTTGAGAATTGACTTTTTAAAGTCTCGTAAGCAAACTCTTGCAAGCATCTTCTAGCGTGGAATACCACTTCTGTTCTTTTAGAATCTGGTATTAATTTACCTGGTCCAGTGTAAGAGATTATAAAGTTGTTTATTACATCGTTTAACGATATAAAAGCATTTGTTGATGTGGTTGCTGCCATTTTTTATTATTTTTGGTCGTTAACGTTAATTTGTTGTTCCTTGTTGTTAGCTAAAGACATTGCAAATTGGTCTTTAGTCATAACACCTGCGTAACCTAGTATTTTATCTATTAACAAAGGTTGGTCTGAGGAATGTATTTCGAAATCCACGGAAGCATAAGAGTTGTACACGTAGTGGCCAAGCTCGTTGTCTATGTCGAAACCCCACTTAGGAGTAGCAGGAGACTTTAAATAGTTGATAGTCACAGTGTCACTTAAGATAGCAGGAAATAGCTTTAGGCTTTTGTTTTCATAAGTGTACACCGGATAGTGTTCAGTTGGCGCAGTTAAAGGTGAGGCATTTGTAGTGAAAACCTCGTACTGTTGTATTCTTTGAACCTCTCTGTTGTTATATATTACAGAACCCAATTCGTGTACATCAGTTGGAACAGCATATAAACCGCCTGACTCAGAAATAGCAGCTGAAGTTTTCTTAAACAAAGATATTTTCTCATCTAGCAAAGCCATTCTATCGGCATAAGCGAGCGATGTTTGAGGCATGCCTAGCAGTTGGTTTAAGTCATCAAAATATTGATTGTAGATCTCCTGCTGTGATTGAGCAGCGATCCTGTTGAATTCGTTAGGCGTAATAACACCTCTTTTTTGCTGCTCTAGGACTACTAAAACAGATTTATAAACATCGTTTACGTTTATAGCCATTTTGTTTTTTGTTTAGGGTTACTAATTAAAGTACAGCCGATCAGAGTGGTGACCGGCTTATACTAGTATTACATGTTATATGAATTTTTTCTCTATAGACCTAAAAACTTCTAAGCCTTCATCTGTTTTGAAAAACGCTGCCATAGCGGAGTATGGGTGCTCATCAAATGGTACTGTTATAAGTTTTTTACCGTTAGAAGACCATACGAAGGTTCTTTGGTCGTCAGACAGTTTAATTATGTCTGCTTCTACAGCTTTTACGGCAAAATTTCTTAATTGTACGTTTTCGTCATTAGCCAAGTCTATAAATAAGCTTGGATTATTTTTAGCAAACATAAGTAGATCTCTTTTTATCTCTCTGCTTGTCATTTTAGATACTTCAGATCCTATTTCTACTCTAAGAATAGCTTCAGCTTGATCTACATCCATAGACTTAGCCGCGTTTAAAGCGTCTATTTCCATTTCTAAATATACTAGATCATCTGTAGCTTCTTCAACTCTGCTAAACTCTTGATACTTAACGTTTAAAGCTGGGTGGTAAATAGATAATAGTTTCTGTAAATTTTGTTGTTGTTTTGGTACGAATAAAACTCCATCTCTAAAAATTATATGACCTAGAGTTGATTCACCTTTTTGCTCTTCAACAAGTGGTGAGTTTTGATTTGTTGCATACCTTATTTCTTTTTGTTCTCCTGTTTTTTCATCGAACCACAATAGTGGAAATCTAGAAGAATGTCTAGATGGTAGTGTAGATGTTAAAGGAGTAAATGAACTTTTTAATAAGTAAGTTCTGTCTTTTATTTCCCAACTTGGTTTAGCTGGTTCTTGTTTAGTTACTTTTTTTGGCGCAGCCTGTGTTTGAACTGCTTCTTTTTTAGCTTGATTTGCCATGATATAATATAATATAAATGTTAATAAAAGTAATAATTACCCCCGTTGTTATAACGAGGGTAAGAATTACAGTAATTTACTCTTGTGTTAGTCAGTGAACAATACGAAGTTATTCGCAGCTTGTACACACAAACATCTTTCAGATAGGAAGTGTACTTCCATTGCATCAAGATCAGAAGTGTAAGCTCCTCCAACAGATCCAGTCAACCAAGACTTCATACGACGATCATCAGATTGAGATGCTCGGTAACGTACGTGCAAGAATGGACGACGGATGTTAGTTCCTAGGATTTGGTCATAAACTGTAGATGTTCCAGCTGGTACCAAGATACCTTCAATTCCTGAATCTGCAACAGCTCCACGAGTAGATGCATCGTTCAAGTATTTCCAGTCAGTCTTGTAGAAGTCATAAGACCCTCTACGGAAACCAGAGAAACCTAAGTTAAGTGCCATATCTTCAGAGTTTTCGAACAAACCGAAAGCAGTTCCTCCGTTAGCTCCACCTGAAACTCCTCCAAGCATGTTATCGATAGTCAATGAAAGTTGACGATTAACGAATAGCATGTTCTCTTCAATAGCTCCTTGTGTGTCTAAGTTCTTAAGGATAGCGTCAAAATCTGTCAATACTCCTGCAGCAGGTGCGAAACCAGAGAAGATGTTACCTCTTGATTTAACAGCAGCGAACAAACCTTCAGTACCTTTTTTACCAGCAGCCAAAGCTCCAGATCCAGCAGCAGCTAAAGTTCCTTCAACTACAGACATCTCCAAGTAATCTTCGAAACGTAGACGAGTTTCAGACTCAGCCTTCAAGTACCACAAGTACCCTCCAGTTCCATCTTCAGTAGCAACTTCAACCCATCCAATCTGAGCAGCGTCAGATCCAGAGATAGCGTATTTGTCTTTAATGATGATAGGTGAGTTAGAGAACTGCGTGAAAGTAGGAGTAATTGACTTGATGTCAGCATCTCCAGTTCCTTTAGCATACTCAGAACCGTATACGAAAATCTTAAGCCCAGAGTCACCAGTTGAAAAACCAGCAGCAGCGTTAACGTTAGCAGCAGTGTAAGTAGCAACAGTAACAGTAGCCAAAGTACCAGCGCCATTCACAACACTAGCTGTAACAACAGCTGTAAGCTCTGCTCCACTCGTTGGGTTCAAAAGAACGATAGTATCGTTTTTAGAAATAACGTTAGATACTGTACTAGTTCCACCAGTTACAAATGTCAAAGTAGTAGCTGTAGCTAGAGTTACATCGTTGTAAGAAACGTGCAATCTGTTTTGCTCAGACCATACTACTTGATCAGAAGACATAGGCATTTCAGCTCCTACCATACGCAAGAATCCAGACAAAGTTCTGTTTCCGTAACGCTCTACTTCTTGTTCGTAAATCTCAGGTAGATACTGTTGTGCAAAATCGTTTCCTGATCCGTCTGTAAAACTTAAGTAGTTGTCAGACAATAATTGTTGTTTTTGACTTGGCTTAATTGAGCCAAATGTGTTGTTTAATGCCATTTTAAATGATTTTAAATGTTAAATTTTTATTTTCTTTATTTTTAGTTTTGATGCGTTCAGAGCACTCTCTCCTAATACTTTTACTTTTATACCATTTTTAAAACCTGTCTGTGGCGCTTGTCTAGCACTTTGACTTGGATTTTTTGAACTATCAATTACTTCTTTGACAGCGTCAGCTTTTCCTTGTTCGTAAAAATGATTTGCAATAGTATCAACATTAGCAGCAGCGTACATAGCTTTGTGATAACCAGTAGGATCATTAACATTTCCATCATTGTCGAGGAACTTCCCTATAATGTTGTTAATGTTTGACTGTTTATCTGCAATTTTACTAGGGTCTTTAACTCCATATCTAAACTTTTTCTCTCCTAAGTTGAAATCAAAACCTTTGAAATCTTCGGAAAATAATTTTTTAGTTTGGTCTTTAAAGTCCTCGTGCTGTTGCTTAGCTTTGCCTTGCTCTTCATTGTATCTATTGAAAAAGTCAGTAGCTTTTTGTTGGTCTTGAGTAACGCCCGGTCTCAACTTGATCTCGTCGTAGTATTTACTCTTTGTTTCCTCCAAAAAACCCTTGGCTTTTGCAACTTCTTCTTTGTATGCAAGTTTCTTCTTGCGTATATCTCTTTCTTCGTCTAGATCTTCGTCATATGAAAAATCCTCTAGTATAATGTTTAAGTCCTCAGCATCTAAGTAAGGTTTTGTTTTAGCATAATACTCTTTTAGTAGAGTGTCGTTATCTATGTTAGAGTAGTCAGCGTTTAACCTCACGTAGTCGTTTATATCACCACCGGTTTCTTTCATAAAGGAAACTAGCTTTTCAATATTTTCTGGTAAATCAATACCGTCTTCTTGCTCAATAATAGCTTGCTTTAACTGCTCTTCTACGACCTCCACTTCATCAGTGATCTCTTGCACAATAGGCGCTTCTTCTTCTAAGATGTCTTGCTCCTGTGTAATTACATCCTCAACAACGTCTTCGACGGTTTCTACTTCTGGTTCTTTTATTTCAACCTTTGTAACCTCTTGTTTTTCTTCAGGCTTTGAAGATAAGTCAATCTTTATAGGTTCTTTACTTGTTTCACCTAGGTTTTTAGGTTTTGTTTTTTTACCTTTCAAGGAGAACTCTCCTTCTTGTTTTACTTCTGACATAATATAATAAAATTAAATAATTAAAATTAAATCCTTTACATAGGATTAGGTTGTTCTGTTCCAAAAGCGCTAAGACTTTCTAAGTCACCAGATTCAAAATTCTTAGGCAATTCATCGTTTTTTCTTTGAGAAATCATTTCTGATTGCTGCGTTGCTTGTATTCTAGATCTCTCGTCTTTTCTATCCTCTAGCTTAGATTCTCTACTAGCTTCGGCTTCTACCTTTATTTTAGCTAGCTGCATTTGATAGTTGAACTCTTCAGCCATAAGCTCTCTCTTTATTTGAGCCTCTGTTTGCATTCTTTGTATCTCGAATTGAGACTTAGCTTGTTCTACGTTTACTTTCTCTTGTGTCAAAGCTTGTTGTTTCTGAACCTCCGCCATAGCAGCCGCTTCAGAAGCCTGCGCGTTAGCTTGGGCCTGAGATTGTATGTTAGCTTGTTGTTCAGCTAATTTTTGCTCGTTGCGTTTCTTCTTTTTCAGCTTTAATAACTGGTTAGCCATTTTTAAGTTTCTAACCTGACGTATATCTATTATGTCATCTAGGTCTATGCTGCCTGTTTGTAAAGCTATTTGTAGGTTCTGTTCTAGTTTAGATTTTTCTTCTTCATCTGGCTCTAATTCCAAGTATATACCAAAATCATGCAGGTTTAAAGACTCTATTTCTTTTAGTGTTTCAAAATTGTAGCTAGATATACTTTCCTTGAGGGAGTTAGCTGTTAGCGGATAAGCTAGTGAATCAGCTATTTTTAGAGATATATTCTCGCAAACCCTAAGCGTGAGATACAATTGAGCCTGCATAAGATGCCTAGTAGCCGTGTTAGATGCGTTAACAGCCATCTTTTGTAATCCTAACAAAGAGTCTTTATCAGGAGTAGAACCATCTCTAGCTTCATTTAAACCTGTCACATCTCTTATCATTTGTAGATAGTATTGATACGTACCTATTAAGCTTTGTATTTTAGCTTGCCCAGATGATGATGCTAGTTCTTGAATAGGCACTTTACCAGCGTTCATACCTCCATCTTGAGTTAGTGATCTACCTACGACACTACCTGTTTGGAAATACATATTCAAAGCTTCTGCTGGATTATAGCTAGTGCCGTTGCCTAAGTCAACCTCTGCTAGACCATCCATATCTAAGAATACACCATCAGGTACTATTCTAGACATTACTTGTTGCAATTTTAAATGGGTTAACTGGATCATGTCCGCAAACCCTGTTATCCTACTGACTATAGATTCTATTCTGCCCTTGTACATTCTAGGCGCGCAAATAGAGTAATTCATTTCTACTCTCGTGGTATCAGCAAAAGGGCGAGACATGTTTTCTGCTAGCTTCCATTCTAGCATTTTATTATTACCTAAGATTTTAGCTCCTGTGTATAAAACTTCTATACTTCTACTAACTCTTTCAAAGTTATCGTTAGGTGGTGGATCAAAAGCGTCTGTTTTTTCTATAGCTTTCTGCAAGCCATTTTCAGTTTGCTTTATTTTAAAAACTTGGTCCATATAAGTTTTGTATTCAAAATACATTACTTGAACAGTGTTTTCATCGTAGTTGCCCCAGCCAGTTACATATTGAGAGTTTCCAGGCATTTTCTGTATCTCATCTAACTCTTGTTCCGATATGTTAGGGAATTGTTTTTTTAACTCAGATATAGTTACAGATTTTACTTCACCTACGTAATATATATCATCGAAGTTAGGGTCTTCAGTATAGGAATAAACCATATAAGCAGGGTCGACATAGTCTATTGTAACCCCATTAGAGGTGTTAAATCCTGTTTTAACAGCCGCTATTCCTAATACTGTCAAATCATGGTTTAACCTGCGTCGTATCAAGTCATACTTGTTTCTAGCTAGAGTGTTGTTTATAACTTCCTCTTCAGCAACTTCTATACCTTGCTTGTACGTGAGCTGCATGTGTAGCTCTAGCTCTTCTAAAGTAGAAGGTAGTTCGTTTACCGGGATATTAGACTTAGAAAAATCCATACCAATAGCCTCTTTGGATTCAAGTATTATTTCCCGCGCTGCCATATCAGAAGCTATATTATTAGCGCGATCAGTTCTTTTCTTTTGAGACTCCGGGTCCTGAGCATAAGCTATTATATCGTACTCTTTATTAGACATACCATTAACTACTATATCTACAAATTTAGATATTACAGGTACAGGTTTCCAATCTAAGTTTAAATAAGACAAATCACCGTTTATAGATAACTCGTCCTTATATTTAGCTATAGATTGCTCTCCTCTAGCATACAATCTTAGTTGGTGAAAGTTACTATAGCTTTGAGCGTATCTATTTCCGGAACGACCCTCTTGAAACCACTCTCCCTCTATAGCTCTAGCTACTTGAATACCGTACTCTAAGCTTGATTTAACTTCTTCGCTAACTACTTGGCTAGGGAAAGAGCTGTTACCATTGGTGTATACTTTCATTTATCTTATAATTTTTGACGACGTACCTTTGTTGTCGTATCGTTTTATACCTAAATCTATTTTTTTACGCTCTCTTTTAGCTACAGGTGTATACCTGTTTTTATTGCAGGCCATTATAGCTAAGCCCGAGCTAATAGAAGCATCGTGCTTTGTTCTATTGTTTATATTAAACTTAGCCCAATCCTCTAATGTTCTCTGAAAGTACATGTCTCCATAACCAGCAGCTGTTTTACCTATGTTTTCCTCTATGTAAGTTTCAATAGCTGCAGCGTGAGCTTGCTTCATATCTTCACTAGAGTTTGGTACTCCACCTATTTCTCTTTCCGTCACGGATAACTTGTTGTACACTTTGTCAGGTCTATTCATAGAAAACCCTCTATAACCTCTTCTCTTAAAATGATATAATAACCTAGGCTTGTTATTCTCCGCTAGTATTGGCATACCGTAAAATATGCAAGCCATAAGAACGTCTTCAAAGAAAATCTCAGCTGTTTGCGGTCTAGCTATATATTCTAAAAAAAATAGATTAGGTGGTACATTTTCCATAGAGAACTTGGTGAGACCATGTAAAGATCCATTAGAACCTCTTTTATCTACAGTTCCTGATATATCATAGCTATCACACCCAAAAGCGCCACAGTGATCATTACCAGGATATTTTATACCATTTTTTACTATAATTCTATTTTGCAAGTTAGATGGAGGTGTCCAAGATATTTTGAACCTACCGTCTTTATTTGGGTAAAATATAACTCTAGTATCTTTTATTCCGTTTTCCCAAGCAAAGCTACCGGTTGTAACAGCTGATGTGTTTCTTAGGTCAGCGTTGTAATCTATCTGCTCGTATATCTTAGTTAGGTTAAACAGAGACTCTTTAGCTTCATCTCTAAAAGCGTGTTCCTCTGTTCGTGGAAACTGCCTGTAGTATTCGTTTAATCCATCTTGGTCATCTTTCAAACCTTCTACTTCATTGTTCCAATGGTCAATCACACCTTGGTTTATAATATCACCGAAAGGATCTAAAACTTCCTCTTCCGGTGTGTCGAATACAGGTGCTCCATAAGAATCAATGAATCCTTCGTAGTTCCATTCCATAGGTATGAACAAAGAATATAGTCCCGAACTAGTCTGTCCGTTGCGGTTTCTTTTTTCGACGTTCGAAGCATAGTAAAGTTTTTTAAAGTTTTCACCACCCTTGTCTAAAGCGTTTGATGTTGAACCCATCATACACTTACCTATAATTCTAGAACCTAGTCTAAGACAAGTTTTAGTTACTCGCCAGTTATTTAAAATATTGTTTGGTCTCTCCCACTTTCCACTTTCGTCGTGTACTAGTAGCTTTAATTTTTCACCATCATAACTGTTGTCCCCTGTGTTCTTCCAGTCTATAGTTGTGTCTAGTCCTTCTAACTCTTCTGGTTTATCTGTCGACGTTATACTTCTTCTAGTTAATTTAGAAGCTGGTACTCTATACGCTAGCTCTGTCTTTGGTCTATCCATACCATCTTGTATGGGTTTGAAGAAAAACGGGTAGTTAACTGATATTGGCACAACCTTGTCTGTAAACATTTTCTTCGCATCGGGTCCTGATTTAGATAGTATTCCAAATCTCGCGTCACTAGAAATTGTAGCTTCATTAACTGTTTCTCCAGATGCCATGAACGAGAAACCCGAACGTCTGTTTTTGAGGTAGCACATACCGAAACATCTCTTATCTGCTTTACAGGCTTCCCAAAATATGTAAAACAATCTGTTTGCTTCTCTAAAGTCTGGGTTACCAACGTCGATCTTTGACCACTGAAGATACATATAGTGAGTACCTGTAATATAAGTAGCTTTATCATTGTTGTTAAACCAAAAACCTTCATTCCTTCTTTTGAACTCATTGTCTATGTAATCATACCACTTCTCTTTAAAACCTTCATCATAGTTTTTCCAGTCGAATATGGTTTTTATTTTTTGAAGTTCCTTAGGATAACCTAATGGTTTCCATTTCTTGTCCTCACCCTCGTGCACGTCTTGTTCTTTAGGTAGAGCTATCTTTAGATTTTGTATCTCGTATATCTCTCCTATTTTACCAGTCTTACTGATAACAACCATGTCAAACTCTTGGTTGTAACCGTACTCCCACATGTTGTACCTATTTTTTGTATTTATTACCTTAGGCTTTATGTGATCAGGTAATATTTTACATAGTGTCTGCTCGTACATTACTTAGACCTTCCTTCTGCAAAGCCCTTGAAAGTTTTTTCTTTCTTTTCAGTTGGCTTATCATTAAGTATATTTTCTTCGTCCTCTATACGTTTAAGTATTTCAAACGCATCAAAAATAGCAAGCTTCTTTGTAGCAGCTGCATTTTTAAGTCTGTCAGCAGAGATATCATCATCAGAGTCGACAATAGCTTCTTTAGCTACTTTTATTAACTCCTCAACTGCTTTTTGCCCAGCTAGGATTATATTCTTTTTCGTTTCCTTGGTATTCATATTTAATTGCAATATCATTTGATTTCATACAGTATAAACGTTCGTCGTCAATTATAAACTCAAACTCACCGTGAGGCGTGTAACCTACGAGGTCTCCAGGAACGATTTTAGCGGCTTCTAAGGAACTATTACCATATTTTAGTATTCCTATAAGCTTTCTTTCTTTATCCAGCGTTAGATGGTTATTATCTAACAAGGGTTTAACGAAGCATCTATCTTGAAAAGAGTTCCAAGACTCGTTGTTATTATACAAGTATATTTGGTCAGGCGAACAAAAGTATAAATCATCTATAAATTTAGATCTACTATCTTTACGTTTGCCTCTAATATCAAAAAAACTTCTAAAAACATTGTGGTGTATAATAACCACGTCACCTTTTTTTATCGGTGTAGAGTAAGCTGAGGGAGTTGAAACTACTACCGCTCTGTTGCTCACAGCTTTGAAGTCTTCAGTATTAGTGTTAGTTATAAGGCTTTTGTCACCTACCTTTATCTCAGTATCGTACCTCTTGTTTAGAGGTTTAACGATAAAGTCAAATAAACTTTTCATTAGTATTCTAGATCATACTCAACGGATATTGCCATGTTAGAATTAAACTTCTTCCATGGCATAACCTCGTCTTTCTTTTTTATGTAAATACTATAAGAGTTGTCGCTCTCAGAATACAGTATAGCCGATATAGTATGGCCACCATACACTTGCTGACCGACAGCGTAATGCATTGCGTCGTTTTTGTAATCAGAACCTATACTTATTTTTCTAACTACAGAGCTCATTAGTCTTCAGATTTAACTACAGATAATTCACTATCATCGTTCTCCTCGACTTTAGTGTAGGTTCCGTCTTGCATGTTAATGTTAATAGACCCGTATTCTTTTTCTAGTTCTTTTTTAGTTTCTTCTATTTCTTGAGAAACTACAGCTTGCGCGTGTAAAGCTTCGTGTTTACGAACTTCAATAACTCCAATATCAGTCAAGATACCTTGCAGTTTCTTTTGTTGATCCTGAATCTTTTCTAGTTGTTCTTTTGTAATCTTTGCCATTTTACTTAATTTAATTTAATTTAATTTGATTTAGTTATTTTTATTATCACTTGATTTTTTGTTCTTTTCCCAGGTTCTACCAACAAAGTAAGCACCGTAAGTTGTCAT